ATGATCATTGGTCCATTTACCGCTACAGGTGATATAACGGTCAATGGTACATTAACTATAGTTTAAGGTAGGAATATGGCAAGTGAATTAACAGTCCAAACATTACGAGGTCCTACAAGTGGAACTAATGCGAACAAGGTGATAATACCTAGTGGTCAAACACTGGATGCTAGTAATGGGTTCGTTGCTCCAGCAGGGAGTGTGATACAAAGTGTGTTGTGGAAAATGACTCCAGTAGAAAAATCTACTAGCGGCACTTGGGCGGTTCATCTATTTCCGACCATAGGAAATACATATGTAGTTGAAACCTATAACTTCACTAAAAAATACTCTAACTCAAAAGTACATGCAACAGTAAGTGGGCATGTTGACCATAATAATGCTACTGGTAGTCCCTCTATTGTTGCTCTCATTGAGAAGAGTAATTACCCTACATCAGAAACCTTTATGGGGGCTGCATATAGGCACGTTAGAGTACAGCAAGATGAACCTTTAACATACGCTTTTTCTGGGGAAGATGCAGTAGCTGGTATAAATAAACAGTATTCAATTTGCTGTCATTCACACGCTTCGGTCATGCGTTTTGGTAGACCAGCATCAGGCACTAACGCTTCTCATGTGTTTACCATACTTTTACAGGAGATTGCACAATGACCAGTACATTATATGTTGATAATCTCGTCGAAAAGACAAGCGGTAATGGTGTGCATATTCCTGGGCATGTTATACAGGTTGTTAGCAACTTTACAAAAGTTTCTCTTAGCACAACTAGCGCAAGTTTTGTTTCGTCAGGCCTTTCAGTAAACATCACACCAAAATCTACTAACAGTAAAATATTAATTGTCTATAGTATAGGTTCTCTTTACGCTAGTGCTACAACTGTGTATTCAACTATATTTCGAGACAGTACGAACATAGGTGATGACGCTTATGGATTAATGAGTTTACATTATACAAACCAATACTCTCCAGTAACAGGCCAAGTTTTTGATTCTCCTTCTAGCACTTCAAATCTAAACTATTCTATTCGTTATAGAATAACTAACGGTACAGCATACGTTTCATTTCCAACATACGGACACCTTACTATAACAGCTATGGAAATCGCACAATGACCAGTATAATTAAAGTCGATCAGATACAGACTGCAGCAGGTTCTACACCAACGGCGGCTGACTTAGGGATTAATACAACGGGTACTGTGTTACAGGTTGAACACGCAATAAGTTTTCAAACAGTTGTTATTAACAATATCAACCATGCTTCTGGTAATTGGGTAGATGTTCCTGCTTCATTAACTATTACTCCAAAGAGCGCTACATCTAAAATGTATATTTCACTAGTTTTAAATGGTGGTAATATCACTGCGGGGTTAGGGATCGATCTTCAGTTACTTAGAAATACCACTGAGGTTTTTCATAGAACTAACTGGAATCATAGAGGTGGTGTTAGTATATCTAATAATAACAATGAAACTCATGTCGCCACGCATCTAGACACCCCTAACACAACATCACCTATAACTTACAAATTTAGACTTACCTTTAGAAATACTAACACTGGTAATTTTACAATAAATAATGCTGGTAGCGGTACAAGTGGAGCTGATGCTGGTGGCACGTCAATAACAGTAATGGAAATCGCAGGATAAAACAAGGAAAATAAAATGACAACAATATCAACAGCATTAACAGAGTTGGGGATTACGGAGTGGATACTGCGTGGTGAACCAACAACAGAAGCTGAATTCACAACCATGTTCGCCAAAGTAACAGGCGCAGATGCAAATGGTTCAGCAATAGAAAGCCAAGACCCATCTGATTGGGGAACAACTTGGTCTGCAGTATCAGCTAAGAAAGCAGAACTCATTGCAGCAGAACCTATGAAGCTACTCAGAGCAGAACGTGATCGTTTGATTGCAGCTACTGATTGGTGGGCTGGTTCAGATCATACAATGACTGATGCTCAAACAGCATATAGACAAGCACTAAGAGATATTACATCTTCAGCTACTTCTTTAGATGATGTTACATGGCCGACTAAACCATAACTTATAAATAGATAAAACACAAGTATTGGAAGTATAATGTCTAAAGCACGTAATTTATCAGATTTTATTTCTGATCCTACAATTAGTTCAACTGAGATTGCTGACTTAGCAGTTACTCATGCTAAGTTGCATACTACTATGGATCTTAGTTCTAAAACTGTTACGCTTCCTACGCTGAGTACTTTAAATACAACAGGTAATGTTGGTATTGGTACACCGAGTCCAGCTTCTAAATTACATATTAAGACAAGCACTGATTTCAACTATGAGTTTGAGGAAGTGTCCAGTAAATTAAGATTCTCAGCTTTAAATGATGCGAGGTCAGCTAATGTTCCGCTTCAGTTCGCAGCATCAGAGTTTAACTTTATTTCCGGCAATGTTGGTATTGGAACGAGTTCACCAGATGCAATCTTTACAGTTGACACCAACGTTGCCGGGGCTTCTACAGGTACTATTGCAAGGTTTCATTCAAGTAAAGGTGAAAGTGATAGCACATTTTTACAAATTGCCGCAACTAGGCACCCAACTGCTTCAGTGCAACGAGTTCAACTTCAAGCATTTGATGATGATGGAAGTACAGGAAGAACTTTAGCATTAAATTCATCTGGTGGTAATGTTGGTATTGGGACCAATTCACCTAACGCTACTCTAACTGTTTCTCAAAGCGCTAATAATATATTTGCTGTTGAAAGAACAGGAGTTGCAAGTGGAAGTGGTCAATTTGGAATAAACGTTGAAAATAATAGTCAAGCTACAATAAGTTATGATGATGGCACACAATTAGTTTTTGGTACAGCATCAAGCCCCAGTATACATACTGGATTTACAGAACGTATGCGAATAGACTCATCAGGTAACGTTGAAATTGCAACCGGACAGCTGAAATTAGCTAACCTATCCAGTGACCCAGCATCTCCTGTTACTGGAGGTATATACTATAATACTACCTTAAATCAACCTAGAATATATGCAGCAGGTAGTTGGATGGCAATTGGCGCTAATGCTGGTACAGTAGGCAATCCGTTTACAAGTGTTGCTCAAGCTCAAGCTTCAAATGCTCCTCTAGGATTACATTATTTTACAAATGGTAGCGGAACAGCACAGCAACTATATTATGATCCTAATGACAGTGGATGGATTATGGTTGCAAGTAACAACTGGGCCAGTGGTGTACTACCTGCAGCCAATAATAGAAGAAATTTAGCTTATACCATAAACAGAAATGGAGCTACTGGTCATTTAGGATCACCTGATCCAGACGGCGATTATTTAATTGGGAATTTTATAGATACTTTTACAATAAATAGAATCCGTTGCTTTGGCTGGGGATTTAATTCTGTTAATGGAACATATACTTGGCCAAGCAATCTAGGAAATTGGCACAATACACAGTGGAATGTGACAGCAGGTTACTATACAGCTGTAAGAAATCAAGTCGTTCCTAGTAGCAGTGTAACAAAAGGAAGTATAAGTGGTGTAGGAGGGACATATGCTGTTGATGGCAGCGCAGCTTATTTTGTAATTGACGGAATATATACGGATAACCAACACGGTGGTTTTGGTGCAAATCAAAATCAGACAACTATTGGAGCTGTTGGCGTTAGTTCTAGTAACGGTGATCCAGGCAATGGTTGTTATATGGGACACGGTGGTAATGTTAATGAGGGTAATGGTGAAGGCTGGTATAGTGTAAGCGGCGGCGGTGCTATTAGTGGACAAGGATACACAACATGGATAAGATAAAATGAAATATAACTGGTACAGTAGTTTAGAAAAAAGATATACAGCAGGAGTGGATTACTCTTTTGAAGAAGGTCAACCTAAACATTATGAATATCTCACATGGATCAACGGTGATAAACCTTCCATGGATACTTTTGAGTCTTATGCTCAAGAAGATACTGATGCAAGTGTATTAGAAACTGTTAGAGAACAGCGTAATTCCAAACTAGCACTTACAGATTGGAGATTTAGAAGTGACCTTACGCCCAATCAAGCATGGATAGATTATTCTCAGGCATTGCGTGATTTGCCAAGTGATAGTAATAGTTGGACAGTTAATGATAATGGCGACGTAAATATAACTTGGCCAACTAAACCAGAATAAACTATTATAAATAGCACTATACAATACAGGAATAAACAATGGCTAAACCTAATTCAAGAGATACTTTAATAGACTACGCCAAGCGTAGATTAGGTGAACCTGTACTCGAAATAAATGTAGATGAAGATCAGCTAGAAGATAGGCTAGATGAAGCTATTGAATACTTTCAAGAATATCATTCAGATGCTACAAAAACTGTTTATCTAAAACATCAAGTAACTGCAGATGATATTACTAATGGTTATATTCCAATACCATCAGATTATATTTTTGTAAAAAGAGTTTTACCTATAAATGGTGGAAATAGTTCTAGTGGTATGTTCTCACTTGGTTATCAACTTAGATTAAATGATCTTGCTGTAATGGGAAGATTTATGGGTGATATGGCATATTATACGATGATGCAACAGCATATCTCTATGATAGAATCAAAACTAAATGGATTACCTCAAGTCAACTTCTCACAATATGAAGGTAAACTTTATATACATGGCGAGTTTGAAACACAAGATGTAATTGTTGGACAATATATTATTGTAGAAGCTACTCAACTTGTAGACCCAGCAACAAATACTTCTGTATATAATGACAAGTGGTTGAAGCAATATACAACGGCTCTTATTAAACAGCAGTGGGGTCAAAATCTAAGTAAGTTTGAGGGTATGCAATTACCTGGCGGAGTTACAATGAATGGTATGGTTATACTAGAAGCAGCAAACGCAGAAGTATTAAAACTTGAAGAGGATTTAAGACTAGAGCATGAGCTTCCTGTAGAATTCTTTGTAGGTTAATATGCGCAATTTATATTTCTCAGATGGTCATAAGTCAGAACAACTTCTATATGAAGATTTAATCATAGAAGCAGTAAAGATATATGGTCAAGACTTATATTATATGCCACGAGATTTGGTCAATATTGATTCTGTCTTTAAAGAGGATCCAGTTTCGTCTTTTAATTCTAGTTATAGAGTTGAAATGTATGTCGAAAGTAATGATGGATTTGATGGAGAAGGTGATCTATTCAGCAAATTCGGAGTTGAGATTAGAGACAGTGTTACTCTTATCATGGCTAAAAGACGATGGAATGAAACTGTAAGAAAATATGATAACGAAATTCAGACAGATAGACCATCAGAAGGTGATCTAATCTATACACCATTTGCTAATAAATTATTTCAGATTATGCACGTTGAACACGAACAGCCATTCTATCAGTTAAACAATTTACCTGTTTACAAATTAAGATGTGAATTATTTGAATATAATGATGAAGACATTGATACAGGTAATGCAGAGATTGATCGTATTGAAACAGCTAATGCTTTCAGCTTTGATTTAACACTTGATAGCGATTCATCTGGATTTATTGTTGGTGAAACAGTAAATCAAACTATTGCAGATGGTGTCATTATGTCTGGTGAAGTTTCCTCATGGAATCCTGATACTAATATATTAAAAGTTATTCATGCTGGTGCTGATGATGGTAACTTCCATACATTTATTACAAGCACTCAAATACAAGGTTCAACAAATAATACACCTGATTCTTTCATACCAGAACTTTCTGGTGCAAATGTTATTTCGATTACTGAATCTAATAACGTAATATCTAACGAACAAAACTTAGACTTTGCTACAGAAATAGAAGATTTCTTGGATTTCTCAGAAGGCAATCCATTTGG